ACCGGCAGGCGGTCGATGATCCCCTTCGTGAAGGCGTCCACGATCTCGATCGCCGCCTTGAGGATTGGCTCGAGATTCTCCAGGATCGAGTTGATCGCGGCCATGATGCCGTCGAGGATGGCCGGGACGAGCGTCGGTAGTTCCTGGACGATTCCCTCGAGGAGCGCGACGATCATCTCCATCCCGGCCCGAGTGAGTTCGCCGAGATTCTCGAATATGACCCGAACGAAGGAGAGGATCACCTTCGTCGCCTGGCGCATGAGTTCGGGCCCGTCCGCGATGATGGCGTCGGTGATGTATTCGAGGACGTTCCCCGCCGTCTCGACGAGCGTCGGTAGGTTGGAGTAAATCCCCTCGATGAGGTTCTCGATGATCGCGGCGCCCTGGTCGAAGAATACCGGGAGTGCCCCGAGGTCGTTCGTGAAGAAGTCCGCGATCCCGTCCGCGAGCTCCTGGAGCGATGCGATGACTTCTACGGGGTCGAAGTCCGCGAGCTTCTTAATGATCTCGACGACACCCGTCACGAGCCCGAATGCGGCTTGGGCTCCCTTCTTAATGAACGCGGCGGCCTTCACCATTGCCGATCCGATATTCCGGAGTGCTTCCTTCGCGGCGTTCGTGGCGAGGTGCACCCCGCCCTCGATTCCTTTCCGTAGGCTCTTCATGATCCGCGCGCCGAGCCCCTCGGACTCCGCGGGGAGGTCGCTTGACGTGGTGACGGTCTCGAGTCTGTTGATGAGCACGAGCATCTTCTTTAGCTCGCGCCCGCCGATGGTAGTCGAGTCGCCGAAGGAGTAGCCGAGCTCTAGGAGGGCGTCGACCTGCTTATAGGCCGCCTTGATGATTCCCTCGCGCTCCTCCCTCTCCGTGATGAGCCCGGCCTCGGTCTTCTTCCCGAGGATTTCCGTCGTCTTTAGGAACTCGTTGTAGGCCTCGATCCGGTCGGAGATAGACTTGAGCTCTTCCTTCGATGCCTTCTTTCCAGTGCTCGCCACCTCCGACTGCGCCTGCGCGAGACTCTCGGCGCTCTTCTTCTGGCGCTCGATCCATTCGGGCGTTCCGGTTACGAAGCCCTGGCTTTCCTTGAGGACGTCGCGGTAGTTTCTTACCTCGCGGAGCGTGTTCTTGAATTCGTCGGTGACCTTGCCGGAGGCGAGGCCGATCCGGAGGACGAGGTCTTCCGAGATGCCGAGATCCTCGCTCATCTGCTTGACCTGGGCCGTGACTTCCTCGAACGTTCCGCCGCCCTTCGAGGCGTTCGCGAGCGCCTCCTGGATCTTGTAGATGGTCTCGGTGGCGACCCCAGTCCCGGCGATGAGCGGCTTGAAGTCCTCGGCGATCTCTTTGAGCGCCGACTTGTGTACGGCGTTACCGACGGCGATGAGGGCGGTGACGAGTGCCCCGAGGGCGACGATGATTCCGGTCGGACCGAGTAGGGCGGTCGCGTTGAGCGTCGCGATCGCCTTCGTGAGCGAGATGACGCCGTTCGTCATGCCGACAAGTGCCGCCGTCACCCCGATTGATGCGATGATCTTGAGGAGGTCCTTGAGGTTGTTCCCCTCGCGCGCCCACTCGACGAATCCGTTCGCGGCCTTCGTGAGCCACCCGACGACGTCCTTAACGGTCTGGAGGAACGCCTCGCCGATGACCTGGCCTACCTGCTTGAACGCGTCACCCATCGTTGAGATGAGGCCCGTGAGGGTAACCGAGGAGACCTGCATCCCCTGGTAAAAGATGCCGCCCGCGCTCGTCATGCGCTCGAAGGCCTTCGTGAGGTCGGCCGCTCCGATCTTCCCCTTCGAGCTCATGTCCATCATTTCGGCGACGGTCACGCCCATCGAGTCGGCGAGCTCCTTGTAGATCGGGACGCCCGCCTCGGCGATCATGTTGAGCGACTCCATGTCGACCTTCCCCTTGAGGAGCGTCTTCATGTAGCCGCGCGTGATAGAGTCGAGCTTCTCGATGTTCCCGCCGGCGGTGTCTCCGAGCATCCGGAAGGACTTCGTGACGGCCTCGACGTCGTTCCCGAGCACCGGGAGGAGTTGCTTCGCGATCTTCCCGATCCCCTCGAGCTCGAACGGGGTCGTCGCGGCCTCTTTATTGAGCGCCGCGACCATCGCCTTCGCATTCTCGGCGCCGCCCGTGAGCGGGGTGAACGCCGCGACCATGTCCTCGATCTTGCCGGCCTGACCGACGGTTACGGATCCGATGCCCTTGATCGCGTCCTTGAGCATTCCGACCGCCGCGACCGGCCCTTGCATGATGTCCCGCAGGTCGCCGAACAGCTGCTTGACCGTCCCCGAGATCGCCCGGGCGTCGCGCTTGAGGCCGTCGCTATCTATTTGCGTGGAGAATCGTACCGCGCCGTCGTAGCTTCCCGTCATTGTTTCCTCGTCGCCACTCCGCTGATCGCCGTGAAGAGATCACTCAACACGTCCCGCTTCTCTCCGATCCGGTATATGTCCTTCATCCGCTGGAGCTCGTTCTTCTCCGCGGGCTTCATGCCTTTCTCGAATGGTCGCCGCCTTATCTCGATGACCTGCTCGAGCTTCGTCCCCGAGGGGAGCCCGTCGAGAAGGTCCTTGAACACCCACCAGTGCACCTTCACCTGGCGAAGATTGACCCCGTACACCTGGAGGAACGCCGCGTAGATGCGCCCCGAGTCGGTGAGAAAGTCGAACACGGGCGCGCGCTTCGGGCCTTCGTCTTCTTCCTCCGCCGCTTCGCCCCGGGTGATGAAGAACTCGAGAGCCTTTGCGAGGTCCTCGAGGTCCCCCGCTCTGACTTCCTCTCCGAAGAAGAGCGCGAGCCCGATCCCGTTTCGCTCGTCCTCCGTGTGCCCTTCGTTCTCCATCTCGCGCAGGTACGCGAGCACGACGCGGAAGTCGGTGTTGATCTTGTACTGCCGCCCGTTGATCCACACGTCCTCGGGCGGTTTGTCCAGGAGGACGTTAAAGGGCTTCGCCATCCGCCGGGATCGCCGGGGTCGCCTGGCTCATGCGCTCGCTGGCGACCTTCTGCCTGATGACTTCGAACGCCGCCCGAAGGAGTGACGTGATGTTCTCGACGTCGTAGTCGGCGAACTCGAGGATCGCGTCCCACTTACCAGGCGCGATGATTTCGAAGCACTTCTTGACGACGTCCATGACCCGGTCGATCGACTCGAGCGCCTTGTCGTCTTCGCCGAGCGCGTTGTAAAGCTCCTCTGCTTCCCTGACGGCCTTGATGAATCTATAGTCCGACGGGTTGCACCGGAACTCGAACGTCTTCTGCACGGGGCCGGTCGCGGTCTCTTTCGTGATGTTGATCGTGGCCGTCTCGCGCCTTTCTTTCCAAACTACGTTCCCCATGTTCATTCCCTCCGCTAAAATGTTGTCCCGTTACTCGCACGGGACCACGCCAGTCCGCGAACAACCCCACGGACGGGGCGCGGAGGCTTAGGTGCCCGGGTTGACCTCTCCGGCCGCGACGAGGTGAGAGTCGAACTTCACCAGGTGTCGGAAGGCGTCGAGCTCGAACACGTTGAGGTACTGCCCAGCGGTCGCGACGATGTCGGCGCCCGAGGTGTACGCGGTCAGCGGCCCAATGTCGACGTACTGCCGCCCGTTCCGGGAAAGCTGCGCGGCGGTGAGCCGGTAGTAAAGCGCGCTGCTCGCCCCAGGGGTCGCCGTGCACTTCGTGGTGCCAGTCACCGAGCCCGCGGCATACGTCCCACCGAGGGCGGTAGCCGCAACGGGCGGAGTGATAGTCGGCTTGCCGTTGAAGTGCATCTCGAACCCGCACGCCTGGGTCGCGTTCGCGTCTCCGCCGGGTGGCGTGATGTTCGCGATGGTGACGTCGCCGGTGATGATCGACCCATCGGCCCCGGTGATCCGGAGGTCGGTATGCCGAAGCTCGCCGAGAGAGAAGAGCCGCTCGAAGATCCAGTCCTGCGCGGCGTCTCCGGGGATGCGATCACCCGAGAAGGCGATGATGTACTGGAAGCCGGTGACCTCCGAGCTCTGCCCGCCCTCATCGTCGAGGTACGACTTCTGGTCGATGGACTCGTTGTTGGAAGGAGAGGCCGTCACAAGCCCATCAGCAAGACGGACAAACGAGGCGGTGCCTTCCGGGTTTATATCCAGCTCATAAAGAGTCTGGTATCCAAGGGGTGCGCTCATTGCTATACCTCCTGAAAGTAGACCAGCTGATAAGAGCTGGCGTAGATGACCGCGCCCGAGTCCTTCCTGGAAACAGGGGCCGCGCGCGCGATCTCGACTAACCGGCCTTCATTGAGACCGAGTAGTTCCGTGAAGTTGTCCATGTGCAGTACCGCCTCGATCGCCTCGAGCGTTTGTCGCGCGGTGATCGTGCTCATGCTCTGGGCGTAGAACGAAAAATTGAACTGCGCCCAGAACCCGCCGGTGAGGTACTGCTTGGTTACGAGCGGCGACGGGTCATGTCGGCAGATCACCTCCTCCTCCGTGTCGCTCGCGAAAAAGTCCTCGTTGATGTTTCGCTCCGGGTGTCCGGTGCGTTCATTCACGAAGGCGTTGATATTTGCCATGAGCTCGATCACTTGAGCCCCCTTTGCGCCGCGCTTCTCCACCGGTCAAGGTGGTTAGCTTTGGCGACTTCGCACCACTTCATGCTGGCGTTCGGATTCTTGTCCTTCGACTTGTTCGGCCGGTCGTGGTACTGCGCCTTCGCATACGGCGTGTCCCACACGAGTTCTCCCGACCCCAGCTTCGACGCCGTGATCGAGGAGTCCTTGAGAAACCCGTCTGCCTCCGGGCAGTACCGGTTGCAGTCCTTGAGGACTTGCCCGTCGAGCGCGAACTGCGCGCGGCCGACCGCCTGCATCTTGCGGCGAATGAGTTCGGGTACGCTGACCTCTACCGAAACGCCGTTATACACAGGCGACCTCCCAGTGGTGCACCGCCTGGCCCATGCCGTAAACCGGCGAAGCCTTGCGGACCGTATACGCGACGCTATCGAAGGTGATGACGTCGCCCGTTTTGAACACAAGCCCGGCCGGGCGCGAATTCACGCAGTCGTAGAAGACGGCGACCCGGTCGTTCTTCATGTCCCCGAGCGAGGTCATGGCGTTCTGCTTGACCGGCTCGAGGCGAACGTGCTCGAGGTCTACCTCCGTCCCGTACTGCTTGACCGACCCGACCGTGCCCGTGTAGGGCTTGTACTTCGCGCTGTGCGGAAGAAGGCGGCGAGGGATCGGCGCGCTCATCGTCTCCTCCTGGGGACACCCCGGAAGGTGAGCCCGGCGCGCGTGAGGTAGTCGAGAGCCCGCGGCGCGATGTCAGTCGGCGAGCGGCGCTGGGTGACGAGTACGCTCCGCTCATACCCGCCGATCTTCTCCGATCCCGCCGACTGGTCCACGTTGTAGGCCTCTCCGTTCAGGAAGTAGTACTCAATCTGCGCGCAGGTTGCCTTCTTCACGAGTTCCACCTGGAAGGCGGTGAGCTCGTCGAGGTCGATGGAGTCGCCGGCCGCGCGGTCGACGTCCTCGGAAGCACGAGACGCGAGGCGGTTGAAATCCGCCCCGACGTCCTGCCCGAGGTAGGTGTCGGTGTAGTAGGTCTCGTCAACGTACACGGCCATTCGTTACCCCTTCGTGGCTATGATCGCCACGGCCACCGAAGCGAGCGCGGCCGCGTATGGCCCGAAGGCACGGACGAGCCCCTCTATGGACCGGCTCCGCTTCTTCATCGCCTCGTCAACCGCCTCTACAATCATTCGCCGCTCGCGTTCCCTCTCGACGGCGCACCCGGTCTTGATCGTTGCGACCTCGTCAGATATGCCATCGATCCTCTTTTCCTCGCGCGCGATCCGCTTTTCGTGGTCAGCGAGAATCGCGGCGGCCCCAGGCTTCCCGTTCCCGTCTCGCCACCGTTCAAGGGCCTCGACTTGTACCGCGAGGTCCGCCATTTAGTCCTCCGGCTTTTCGGCCTT